TGAGAGCGGCCTCAGTCGCGAGGTTGCGCTCGGAGTGTTCGCGATCCTCTCGTTTGTCAGTCATCTTTGCCCGTATCTGCTCAAGGGTCAGGTTCCGCTTCTCAGCGAATGACATCATGGCGATGTTCTCATCAATCTTAGCAATGGTGAGTCTTGTCTTGGATTCCAGCTCTGCGATCTGCAACTTGACCTGTTCAGGTGAGACCGGCGCTTGTTCGCCCTGAGCGGCCTCTGCGGCTGCATCCTGCGCTTCCTTGATCTCAGCATCAGACAGGAAATATTCATCCGGCGGCAGCATGTGCGTTTCGAGTATCTTGCGCGCCAGCGGGATTTTCTTCATGGCCTGAGCGATTTCGGGATCGGCACCAAACGTTGCGACGAAGGACATGAGGTTCTGACCCTGGATCTCCTTCACCAGCAGCACGGAAGAACCGCGAGCCATCACGTCAAAGTCGCCCTTTATCTCTTCTTTGGGCGAGTTCTGCATGTTCCAATCGTATGCCCGGCGAACTGTCGGGATGGTGATTTGTCTGTCGTATGCCTTCACAACGCGCCGAAACACCACGTTCGCGGCGTTCATGAGCATCGCCATGCCGCCTTGCGTCTGCGTGATGTGCGCCGCCTGATCGCCTTGGGCAATCAAGGGCATGTTGATTTCCTGGTCGATAAAGCCCAGCGCCAGTTGAATGATGTTGGCAAATTCTGTCTGATTTGTGGGAATATTGACCGCCTCAAACACAGGCCCAGTCGACACAATCCCAGGATTGCGAAGCCACGTCTTTTTAGGCGTTATATCCCAGCTACCGTCAGCAGGCTTCACCGCCTCCTGATTAATGACAACCTGCGGCCCGGCTGAAAGCCCGCCATTCTCCATCATCATGCGCCAACCCGCGTTCGCTGCTCTCTGGCTGTCGTGCATGATTGCCGGTATACCAAAACCGAACGGCCCGGTTTCATCCGGCTCAAAACTGAATACGGAATACAAGCAATCTTCGGTCTCAAGAGGGTGAGGACCAACCTTCAGCAATCTGTTCTGGCAGAAGAACACAATCACCTCGAACTCGTCTGTCGGGTGGCTTTCCTCAGTCAGTCCATAAACATCAAGATTTTCGCCGCCAGTCAGGTCCATCAGCTCCTGCGCTGATACCGCACCGTGATATTCCCAAACCTCGAAGGTCTTTTTGTTGATGCGCCCTTGATCGTTAGATATGTCCCTCAATACAGCGACATAATACGGCGACGTACTTTGCGGACCCTCTTCGAGAAGATCCATCAATACCTGCTTATCGAAACCACGGCGCCGGCTAAGTCGGCGGAGCTCCTTCCTGTTCAGTGGGTGCCGCTCGAACGTAGATTCATATTCATCAACTTCCGAGGCTTCCATGTCGGGAAAGAAATTCCATGGATCAACGCGCACATAGTCCGGCTGCTCTGTCGTTCCTTGGTCGAGCACATGAAGAGGGGCGCCCGCTACTTCCTGCGTGACCCAGCTTTTCTTTTGGCGGTGGCGCGTCAGCGGACCCTTGATAATGCCCGTGCCCAGTTTCATCGCGTCTTCGATGATTTTCTCACCGGCCAACTGAAATTGGGCTTCACGAAACTGATCGTCAATCTCTGTCGCCATGGCCTTAGAGCGCTCTCGCGCCTCACCGGAAACCTTATTCGCCTCGTCCTTCCGACTGACTTCCTGATTGCCTTGGTCAGCAATCTGCTGAGCCTGACCTGGGTCACCCAGTGTCAGCGCCTTATTCGCCTCTTTGACCCGATCCTCTACCTCTGCGCCTTGCGTCGCTATCGTGGGAACCGGCGTTGGCTTGATGCCCCAATTGCGATCATCTGTCGGAAAGAGCAGGTCACTCAAACGAGCTGCCCACGAGTGCGTTCTGGCCCGCGTCAGCCCGATAAAGAGCTTTGATTTCTTCTTGTCGGCGTCGAGGGCTCTTTGCGTCTCTGTGTCGTATTTCCCGTGATAATGCCGCAGATCCCTAAGCCAGCGCTCTTCAACATCCATCTTCAGCCTGACGCGCTCATCCGCTTCTCCAGAGAGTCTTCCAATGGTCATTGTCCGACCTTCGGACGGGTTTGAACTATCTGGAGCATCTGACATGCTCAATACCCCGCCGCCGCGTCAGCAACCGACGAAGGGCCAGAGCGAATAGCCATCGGCTCTGTTATGGCGACATCCCTGCCGCTCATCACCAAATATCGCAAACAATCCATAAGGTGATCGTCCTTCTTGATAATTTTGCCATTCTCATCACGCCGATAGAGCCGATATTCCGTCGAGAAATACCGCAGCGTCGAGAAAACCTTGATACGTTGCGTCGAAAGCCGCTGCCAGACCTCATAGATGCCCGCTTCAACTGCGTTGTTTGCTGGACGGAGGCGCAAACCAAGCTGGCGGTAAGTGTCGAGAAGTGCCTCACCATCACCCTGCGCTCGCCCGCGAGCAGCCGGGTCAATCACACCAGGTATCCATTTGCCGCGCGCTTGTATCGCATTTGCGTGAATGCTGGGGACTTCCTTGCCCTGATAATGCTCGGAGTAGAGGTAGAGACAATCTGAACTGCGATCAACGGCACCCCAAAGCGCCGCCGTCTTATTCCAGCCCACGTCCATTGCGTAAACCTTTGGCCAAAACGCGGGAATCTGGAACGGATCCACTTCAAACTCCGAAGGGTCAATCGGATAGATAGCCCCTGAGCCAAGCGACGGTGTGCCCTTTGATCTCGCGACTCGTTGATGTACCGGCATGGCCCTGAACAGCTCCTTCTTGGTCTCTTCTGTCAGGTGAGGAACATCATCCCAGCCACAATCCACACGGTAGCGAGATGGGTTTATTTCCGGCATTAATCGAGCCGCATCTCTTGCGGCATAAATTCGAGAACCATCGGGGTAAGACCCTCCAAGGCTGTCCAGGTGACATAAATCATTCCGTTCGTGGTTGCCGTTCTAACTAAACACTCTGAATAGATATCGAGCGGCACCTCTTCATCGCACCAGATGCCGTGTTTTTCGGTGCCTTCGAAAGAACCGCGGCCCTGCTGGTAAGATTTAAGCCCGAGCTTTGACCACTCCCCAGTGACGTGCCGCACCTTGATTGTGTCGAGCAGATCAGGAACGCCAGCTTTCCATGTCAACGCTCCGAGCAGATCGCCGGGGATCAACCCAGTGCCATCGACTGACTTGCGCCCGGTCTTTCCGGTCACAGAGCCAACCATGACCTTTTGCACAATATCGCGCGTGGTTTCGTTAGTCTTGCCTGCACACCAAAAATCAACCGCATGGTCAAAGCGCCGGCCGACCCACCAATCAGGGTAAAGACCGGTCAGATGACAGGTGGTTTCATATCCACCCATGCCAAGAGTCTTACCAACACGATTAGCGCACATTGCTCCGCGTTCTCGGTATTTCACGCCAGCCTTGAAAAACTCCATGTGCTTTGGGTAAAGCTCACGCCGATAAGGCCCGTCCTTTGGATACAGATCGAAGAATTTCCGTTGCTTGCCGCGCTTTTCGGCCTCTTCTATGACCTGGCAGGCATCAATTAACTGTTCGCGGCTTAGATTTTTCAGTTGACCCTTTAAGCGTTTCGAGAAGGCCGGGGCTTCCTTCAAGTTTATTTGAGATGTGGTCAATCAGTTCACCGTCTGTCATATCGGCAAAATGAGTGTGCGTGTGTTTGTGCAGATGCACATCGCCAGTCATAAGGCCGAGGATACGAGAGAGCGTGTTAAGGGCGGGCATTCGATCCGATAGTTTCAGATCAATCTGTTGTTTACCGTCTTTGTCTGTGGTGACGCGAATTTCACGGATCATGGCCGCGGTCTCCGGCGTCAGCTTCTTTTCGTCCAGCTCGAAATTTCCATCCTTGAACCCACCAAGGTCCAGGACCGTGCCAAATGCGACGGTGCCAAGCTGCTTCACCACACGGTCAGCGTCGATCACCTCCTCTTCAGTTTTACCAACGTCTGCAAGTTCTTTTCGGCGCTGGATCTCTGCTATCACCCACTTATCGGTTGCCAGTGCGCGCGAAACAGACTGTGCGGCGGTTTTCGCAGAATACCCGGCTCGAATAGCTGAGGCGGTGTTGTCTATAAACCCAGCCTTAAATAGCTCATCCACCAGCTTCACCTTGAGAGGCGTCTCACGCCCAGGCATCTTTTTCTTAGCTGCCAATCTCTAACTCCGAATAAGTGCCCACCCCAATGAAGGAAATCAGGGCGGGACCGCGCAACCCCCGCTGCGCTAACCAACCAGCGACGGAGGAGTACCGCTGGTCGATGTTCAAACGAAACAAATTCACGTCAGATGGCGATTGTCCGTGCCGCGACCTTAGTGGTTGCAGTCCCCACGACCACAGCGCGCGCCTCTGCGACCGATCCGGGCAATGATGGCGTCGCGGCGCTGGCCACAGGCGTCCCGTCTCCAACAGTAAAATAACAAGCCGTGTCAGCCCATATCCGAATGAACTTCGTTTCTTCATTCAGCGGATTCGTGAACAGCGCGCTGGTGCCGGTGATGGTCAATGTTTGCGCTGCGTCAGGCATCGGATACACCGGAAGAATGTTGCCGTTCGAATCCATGCTGAGGGTTTTGTATTCCTCAAGATAAGCTATTGCCATTCTCAGGCTCCTCTAAAGACGTCCGGCCATTACCAGACATTTACTTGATACTATCACTTCGTATGCCAATCACCCGCAACACAATGACCGACTTCATGGTGGACCACGTTATAATCGTCCTCACTTTGAGGCACTGGCGTGAAGATAGTGCAAGTGTTGTCAGCCCAGAACGCACAGCCGACAGTGTGATAATCAGCCTTGTCTTTCAGAATTGTCTGGCATGCCTGATTGATTATCTCTGGCGTGTTGGCAACCCATGTCGTCTCAAAAGGCTTCACGGGTCCGGTATAGGATTGGACACGCGGTGAGAATGCTGGCGATGCACAAGCAGCCAGTAGAAACGTGAGCGCGATCACTACTCTCATGACCACACCCCAGTCATATCGCCGGGCGCTGCAAATTCTTGTGTGATGAACCCTTGAGCATAACTAGCTGGACCCCAGCCCGGTCTGATTTCATTGAGGGTTGTGGGGATGGTTACTGTAGCGTCCGTGTCAACAGATCCACCATCCACCTTTAGACTGATTGTAGTGGTCGCTGTATCCCAAGAAATAACCACCGAGTGAGCACCGCCATCGTCCACGCCGGACGCCGTGACAAAGCCTTGGCTTACGCCGCCGTCATAACTTTCCAAACGAAGGATGCCAGAAACAAAGTGAAGCTCTACGCGGTTGCCTGTGTCCGCATTGTCGACAACCGAACCAAGCGACCGGTCGCCGGTTACGCTGTCAGCGTCCCATACGAATTTGTAGGTTTGAGTTGTAATGACTTCTTTGACTGAGACGTTGTCGATAGAGCCATCGAAACCGCTCGTAGGTTGAAAATAGATAAGGTTGTTGGTCCCAGACTGCACTGTGTCTGTATACGTGCCGTCCGCAGTCTGGTTGACCCCGTTCGCGTCACCGCCAAAAACAGGCTGAAGTGCTCCGGTAGTCCTACCAGAAATAGTGTAAGTCAGGGAGTACGTTATCCCTGTAACCAGACCTATGTCCTGCCGGAGTGTGTCAACCCCCACGCCCGTGAAACTAGCAACGCCCGCCGCAATAGACCAGTTTACACCCTTATCCCAGTCGGTGTCGGTATCCATTTCACCATTCACAACAAGCTCCGGCCCTAGAGTTTCCTCCACCCAGCCGTCGTAAGGGGTGACTTGTTTGAATGAGACATTTGTAATTCGACCAACAAACGTAGAACTGCCTTGGATGTATGCGTCCGTGTTGGAAGCGACGACAACCTGTTCACTATAAGTACCGTCCGCGCTGACATAAGTGCCTTGACCGCCTCCGCCAACGTAGGGCCTGACGCTCCCAGACACGTAGTTTGAAACGGTAAAAGTGGCCTCGACTAACGTACCTACGTCAGAAAGAACGCTTGATTGGTAGAGATTAGCAGAACCCGGTTGAGTACCGTCGCAATCTGCATAACCGACATTTGCTGTCCAGCCGTCACCTTCCGTCCAATCAGCAGGGTATTCAAAATTAGGACTTGCAACAAGCTCAGGCCCACGACCTTGAACACCCTTTGGCTCGGTAGCATCGCGGGTGACAAGGGAAGTGCCAGCTACAACAATTCCTTTATAACCCGCTCCGGTCGTTGTCTGCGCGTGGTGGATGATTGTCGAACTCGTGTTCGCGGGAATACCATTTGCGTAAATTCTAAAGCTCAAGTCGGTGACAGCACCGCTGTCAATATCGCAGGATAACCGAACCACCTTGCCGCCGTTTGGACCGACTGCTTGTAAAACTTCTCTCTCTAAGTTTGTGACTGTCGCAATAGATTCCACGAGTGAGTCCGTCGCCCAAGTATATCGCGCTACACCTAACCACACCGACCCGGCTGTGTGTCGCAACCCGAAGTCGATTATAGCAGCATCTACTTCCTCAATAATCACTGAGGCATTATTGACCCCCGCCGTTCCCGTCTGTTCTTGAACCCGCTGCTCTGACGATACGTTTTTCCCAGTGTGTTTGTAGGCAACCTCACCGGGCACGATGCTTGTCGCAACAGCCATAGTGAAGCTGGAATATGACACCCAATCACTAGTGTCTGAAAGATCGCTAGTGCGCTTGGTTCGACAGTCTGCAGCCCCATACACACCAAGACCTTTGGTAGTACGGGAGATTTCAGGTGCGACCGTGGCTGCTGCTCCAGCGACAACAATCGTGGGCGTTACCTTAGAGCCTTCTTCGAGGTCGTTTAAGATAAAATAAACCACCTCACCGGGGTAAGCGACAACACCACCTTTTCTTGTGGACGCCCCCGGCGTGAAGGATGATGTCCGTCTCACGTATGTGGAACTAGCGCTAAATGCTGTGATGCCCTCACCACCACTAGCCCTCAATTCTCCCTCACCGCCACGGACGTAAGAGGAAAAAACATGATCGTTGGTGTTACCCGTCGCCCCATCAGGGTAAGCATACGAGTAAGCGACACCAGCCGAATTGTCCAACTTGTAGACTTGCCCACTTGTGGCCAACCCAGACAGGCCAGCAGCCGCTAGTGCTGCCGTATCGTCCACCAAAGTCAGCGTTGCAGCGGCATCCCCAGACTTAGTGACACCAGTTAGGTCCGTTGGGTTCGCGTTGTAGTTCTCACATTTATTGGTCCGCTCGCCATACTTCGTCACCAGATTGCCGCTCGCATCCGGCAAGACAATCTCAGTCGCGCGCGCGTCCGTTAGAAACCCAGTGAGAGACTTAGGGCTTGAGGAATAATACAGATTGGTCGTGTAGTCAGCCGCCCGCACAGCGCCAGGGTTCTGCCCCAATAGGAGTGACAGTGGACTTGATAGCCCAAAACCAAGACCAATATTAAACTTCATATCAGTTCTTTCAACTATCGCGTGTGCAGAAAAGTCTCAGCCCCGTATATTTCGAGACCTTACTTACTTATGCGTGTGTTCTTCCGGCTCGCTGGCGAGTTTCACCGTCCAAGTGTGGAAGCGATCACAGCGGCGCCACTGGATTGTGTCGCCATCGCGCTCAACTGTGTGAAATATCGTCCCATGAACCTCACAGGTGCGGCAATGGCCGGGGATATGCTTGTTTGTCATCAAAATATAAATCTCATTGCTTCGCACTCCCGCGATTGCAGGAATGCCAACCAATAGCGCTATCTGGCGCCTGGAAAGGGGCAATTTACTGCTTTCTGGCCTTACAACTTCCCTCAGCAGGACCGCCAGGGCAGCAACTCACCCCTTATTACAAAATTAAATTACCCAGATAGTGCGAGCCCGTCAACTAGCACCGAAATATGTGGCGAGCGGGGCCACAATAAAAATGTCTTTTAGTCTATTGCACAATGCACTTAAAGTGCATATATTTAATTCATCGGCAGCGGGATTGGCCCGCAGCATCAGGCAAAAGGGCCTAGAAAATGACCAATTATCCAATAGATTTCAGGTATAGCGGCGCGGACGGTTCTTCCTCACTCGGATATGCGCCCTCACCAGAAGAAGCCGTTGAACTAATTACCGCCGATGGTCAAGCATATCAACGGAGTGAGTGGAAGAATGTTTCAGTCTCCCGAAGAGAGACTGAAGTTGGATCAACAATGAAGCATAAGGCAGACGTTCAAGAGGCGTGGGCTTCTGAAATAGAACTAGGCTATGCATCCCCACGCCAAGTTTATGGCGGATGGATCGTGATAATTGAATATTACGATGTTAGTGCTGAGGAAGTTTAATCCAAAAAAGAAAGGTCCTAGAAAATGAAAACTGGAACACACGATTACAAAATGGCATCAATTGGCCTTAAACACTTGAGTGACACGCTCGCGCCAGACGAATTGGATAATCTGAACTGGGTCGTCAGCGCCTACCTGAACGACGAACATATTACACCAAAAATGGCCGCAACAGTTGATAGGGTCGCCGACCTTGCAACGCCGGGCTTTGCTAAAATTCAAGCATTCGCGGCCAACGCAAAAGCTGGCGACAAAACAACAATCACCAACAATGGCTTAGTTTTTGATGTTGAACGTCAACAAGGCCGAACAATCTACAACATCACAGGCAAGCAGCAGTGACCCTTTTCAAATCAGTTCTATCGCGCCTCGGTCTATCCCAGACTGAGGCGGCAGAGTTTCTGAACGTGAGGATTGACACACTCAAGAAGTGGTCGGCTGGCACCAACCCAGCGCCAAAAGGCGTATGGGACCAACTCTTTGAGCTTTCAAAAGCTCAAGAGAATGAAGCCACCAAGGCCATCAAGACCAAAGCAATGCTGACCGGTCAGATAAAATTTGACGGGAGCCACGCCGTGGCCGCTCGGGTTTGGGAACGGACTGGCGTTGTGGTGACAATCACCTAGCCGGGGCCAGTCCGTCAACCTTGACCACCATATCTCGCGCCTCGCCGAATATTTTCAACTCTATGTGGGCTTTGTCTCCGTCGATATCTTGCACCGTCACCACATGCCCTGAGAACGGTCCAACGACAATTTCCACGCTGTCGCCAACCTCATATTCTTTGTTTGATTGCATGAATCTGTGCTCTTTGGGTACCGACCACCTATCAGCGCCACTCCGCAAGAACTCTAATATTTCTGCGCCCTTCACAGCCACAGGGCATCCCCTGATCCCTATGACGCCCACCACTGGTTGAAGATCCATGACCGTGGGCCAATCCTCTTCACCGTCCTTCATGCCGATGAATAAATAGCCAGGCATGGCCGGGGCAACAACGTGCAGCTTTTTCTTGCTGAATTTACTCATCTTTCGATAGCGATAATCCAGCGGCGCAAATGAATGAAACCCATTGTCCTTGAGTATTCGCTGCGCCAATAAATCGCCTTGAGGTGCGACAACAAGGCAGTACCACCGCATATCTTGCCGTTCGAGTCTCGATCGAGCAGATCTATTAATCAACCGCGCGCGGGCTTGGTAGTTTTGGCGGACGTATTGCCCTGCTTTCCGCCCTTTTACACTGACGTTTTTCAATTTCATCTACGTTGCCTCTCGCTTAACGGACCTTAACAGGGGAAGATGGAGAGCCTTCTGTTTTAGCGCAGCACTAGTTTTCCACTGGCAAGCGAACCGTCTAGAAATTTCCTGTACCGATACTTCTGGCTCTGTTCTCAATGTAAAAATAGCGGCCAACAAGTCGCGAATACTCATCTTGCGGCTGGCAAAGATGGTGCCGGACGTGATCGAGAATTGAGATTCACAGCCCTTGCACTTGAAAATGCGGCGGGACTTGTACTCATAAACAGCGGTACAGCCGCACTTTTCGCAGTAAGCCTCGCCACCATTGTTCGCCCAGCGGATTGCCTTAAAGGTCTGAAAAGCCTCGTCGTCCGACAAACACATAATTTTTTCTAAACTCAAGACTTTCAACATCAATAACACGTCCCACATTGACCTTGTTCGCCAAAACTTTTAACATTCAGATACTCGTCGTTAAC